AGTTCTTGGAAACTGTCTATAAAATTCATTGAGTGCATCGTTATCAGACTTTAATGACGCAACCTCATTCTCCCAGTAATCAATTACACCTGTTGTAATATATTCTCCATCTACTCCTACCGCTGGCTTACTAGGTGTTTTAAACACAGGCATACCATACTCATCTATATAACCCTCAAAGTTCCACTCCATAGGTATAAATAAAGAATACAATCCACTCCTAGTCTGACCATTAGCGTTTCTTTCAAAAGGATTAGAGTCTTCATATAGTTTTTTAAAGTTTCCACCACCCTTATTCAACGCATTACAGGTAGATCCCATCATACATTTACCTACTACTTTACTACCTAATCTAAGACATGTCTTGGTTACTCGCCAATTATTTAGTATATTGTTAGGTTTTAGCCATTTTCCAGATTCATCACTAACTAGTAGTAATAGTTTTTCACCATCATAAGAGTTATCATCCGTATTCTTCCAGTCAATAGTTGTGTCTAATCCATCTACATCATCATCATCCTCTTCGTACATATTCTTCTTAGTAATCTTACTAGCTGGAACCCTATACGCTAACTCAGTCTTTGGTTTATCCATACCATCCTGAATAGGTTTGAAAAAGAATGGATAGTGGTTAGATATAGGAACAACCTTATCTGTAAACATTTTTTTAGCATCAGAACCAGTTTTAGATAGTATACCAAGTCTAGCATCTCTTGATATAGTAGCCTGATTTACGGTTTCGGAAGAACTCATGAAAGAAAAACCTGAACGTCTATTCTTTAGGTAACACATTCCAAAGCATCTTTTATCAGCCTTACACGCTTCCCAAAAAATAAAGAATATTCTATTTGCCTCTCTGAAGTCAGGTAGCCCTATGTCAATCTTAGTCCACTGTAGGTACATGTAGTGAGATCCTGTTATATAGGTAGGTTTATTGTTATTCATAAACCAATGTCCTTGTTCTCGTATATCAAACTCTCCCTCTATAAAATCTACCCATTTATTCTTAAATGCATTATCCCTTCTGCTCCAATCAAAAACAGTCTTCATCTTACGTAATTCCCTAGGATATTCCTTTGGCTCCCACTTGTTAGCACCCTTCTGTATTTTAGCTGGAGATTTAGGTAATCCAACACGTAATCCATTTATCTCATATACTTCTCCTAGTGTTCCATCCTTAGATATAACTACTAAGTCATACTTGTCATGATAGCCATAGTGCCAGGTTTTAGCCTTATTCTTAGAAGACATTACTGATCTAGGGATTGGTTTATTTAATACCTTATATAGACTATTTTGATCTTCTCTCTGCAAAGCCAAATGATTTGTTTTTACTTCCCTTCTCAGGCTCCTCATTAAGTAAAGCTCTTTCCGCCTCTATTCTATTTAATATTTCAAACGCATCGAATATAGCTAGTTTCTTAGTAGCTGCTGCGTTCTTTAGTCTATCTGCCGCTAATTCATCCTCTGGATCAGGCTTTATTATTTCTTCCTTAGCAACCTTTACCAATTGCTTTACAGCCATTTCACCAGCCTTTATAATGTCTTCCTTTATTTGTTTAGTTGTCATAAGATATACAGATGTTTCTAGTAAACATCCTATAAAGTTTTTCTCCATCCACATCAAACTCATACTCACTCTCTGGTTGAAAACTTACTACGTCACCAACACTTAAACCTTTAGATGTTAATTCTTTATTAATATACTTAATTTTTCCCAATAAATTTTCATGCACATTATTATCCTCTATTAGTGAATCCTTCTTACTTATTGGTTCTATAAAACAATACGGATCAGGAGCTGTCCACTTATCACTATCAGCATCTTTATATAAAAAAAACTGTTCATTATCTATGACATATAAGTCATCCATAAAAAAACAAGGACCACTTTTTTCGTTACCCTTCATGTCATAGTACTTTCTGAATACATTGTGATGAACAATTAGTATGTCACCCTTTTTTATATCACCACTATAAGTTATTGGTGGTTCTACAACAACAGCATATCTGTTAGTAGCGGTATGATCCTCTTGGGATGAACTCACTATAACATCTACACCTGCCATTTTTTTGGTGTGTTTATACCTAGTACCGCCTAGTGGTTTAATTAAGAAATGAAAAGGAGATCTCATTATTAAAAATCTACAAGATACTCTATAGATACAGGCATATTTCTACCGAACTCTTTCCATAAGAATATTTCAGTACCATTATCTATCCATATCTTATACACACCATCATCCTCCATTCTTATATGATGTATCTTATATGATCCACCAAGAATAGATTGACCTACTAAATAATGCATTGAGCTGGACTTATAGTCAGCACCTATAGATATCTTTCTGATTATCATGACAACTCGCCAGTCTCGAGATTTACTTTTTTCTCGCCGTACTTTTCTGTCATTTCGTTTTGCGTCTGTTGTAACTCTGTTGAAACAGTTTCAACTTCATTAACTAGTACGTCTTTTCTTTTTAATAATCTAGCTATTGCTACCTCTATGTCTCCGATGTCTACTCTAGCGTTGAATAACCTAGACTGTAAGGACTTAAGAACTTCTGTTTCTTCTTTTTTCATTTTTTTCATTTGATTAAATTTTAATTATTAAAGTACAAATATAGTTATTTTTTTTACGAACCACAGCCTATGCAATCAAAATGTGAGTCTTCTGGCTTAACTCCTTTTAACTTCATTTCTAGGTTGTGAATTTTGTCTTTTATTTCCATGTCTTTAAACATGTCTCCAGTAAGTTGAGACTTCAACTCTTCTATTTCTTTTTCCATACTAATTGTCTTTTCGCATTGAGCTTCCAAAGTAGAAACTGAAAATACTCAAAGTTATCCCCTCACAGAGACCGATTAAAGTATAGAATGTTTTCTCATTGTGTTCTGGTATAGTAATATATACTATTGCATAAACTAAGAATACAAAGGTTCCTAAGCCAACTAATCCTGTTAAAGTAAACATTAAATCAAACTTTCTAACCTTTGCTATCTCTACCTCTCTTTTTCTTGCTGATTCTCTGTCAGCCACCTCTGTCTTGTAAGACTCAATAAGTTGATCGTGAAGCATTTTCTTAGTCTCTGGATCTATAGATTCATCCTTGTCTATTAAGTTCTTTACAATTCCAAGTGCCCCATTGTCAGGTAAAATGTCGCCTACAACATCTAATATGTTTGGAGCCTTATCCTTTAAGAACTTACCTATCTTAGTGTCTTTAAATTTTTTCTTATTACTCATATAATTTATACTTAGTTCTATTCTTGTCGTTCTTATACGCTACTAATATCTGGTTTCGTTGTTCACCCTTAGTATTATAACTTACATGAACCCAGCTTGGATTTTCATCAGTACCAAACTCCCATATCAATTGATCAAAGTCAAGGTTGTCTTTTATATAGTTAAATACCTCAGCGTTAGATACACTGTTCTTATAGTCCATATCGATGTCAATTGCCTCACCCCTGCAATGCTGTGATGACTTACTTCCATTAATAGCCTTATTTAACTCATTTCCCCTGTAACCTGAGCTTATGTATATAGGAGACGCAAAGTGCTCTCTAATCGGCTGAAATATAGCCTCAGCTAGGTCTCTCATATTAAGAACATGCTCTTCGGTAGGGTGATTATCTATTCCTAGTCTAGTAGCTGTGTTGCTCTTAGTCATTTCACTTAACGATAAATTTTTAGATAGTTTCATTTCTTTACCCTGTTTTTAGCATTTAAAATTAATCTCTCCTCCATCTTAGCTACCTTAACCTTAAGACTTAAATTCTCCTCTATAAGTTCATCTATTTTCTTTTCAAGTTGAGATATTTTTGTGCTTAGTGATTCTATATGATCTGTAATCATTCCATCCTCACGTTCATCCTTTTTAGCGTTTATATCAATCTTCTGCTTGATTATATCCCACACCTGCTTTATCCCTAATGCACCTATTAAAGCTATTAAGAATCCGTCCTCCATTATTTATTCTTCTGGATCTGGTTGGCTCCAATCTGAGGTTGCCATTAAAGATAGGGCTTCTTGATGAGTCATTACATCGCCTATAACACTTACAGAACCATCACTAATAAAAGATGGTGTTTCCCCACTCCACTTAATAATAAATTGCGTAGGTGGTTCTAGTATATTTTTTCTAACGGTGTTTTCTGAACCTTCTATTATTTCGTTAAAATTAACCTTGCTTAAATCTTCTAAACTTACTATTGCATAAATCTTACTCATAATATAAATTTAAGTTGGAGTGTTTTCTTTTCTATCTGCTTCTTCCATGTTATTACTAGTTGCATTGTTTCCTCCACTACCTTGATCGGTTAAGGTCCAGATTCCTG